GTTAGCTAAGGATTCTGAAAGGGATGCCGTGTTGGCCAAATATAATCGCTGGAAGAGTGAATCTGCCTCGAATTTGGGTTTGGTCACTGGTGATTTTAAGACTTGGTGCATCTCCTCCAATCTTAGAAATTTGATGGAGGAGGCAGTGCAAACTGCCGACAATTACACTAATGTTGTCAAATACAACATCACTGCAGGTTCTTCTTTGGATGATGCAGTGGCTCACATTGTTAAGCGGTTGCATGTTGCAGACCATAAACATAAATTACCTAAAGGTGACACTTATTTTGACAGGTTTGAGCTTGCTCTTACCAATTCTCTGAACTCCAAATCCATTGTTGATAAACAACGGGTTTTGAGCGCTATTAAGCTTGCTTATTTGGATGAGTATTCTACTAAATTGACACAGAGTGATTTAGGGGTCTTTGAATCTAAATCCACTAGGCAACCACTACCTGCTTCATTTGTTAAGGCTTTTATGCCTGTTGAAACTGAAGGTGGTCGCATTAGTTGGGCGATTCGTCTGGGTGATCATCTCGTTTTGAATGATCATGTTTTGGAGGAGAAAGTGTTGTTAGAGGCAAAACCATTGGATGTTTCATCTGGTGTGTTGATAGCTGAGGATTTGGTGGCTTTTAAAATAGCGGCACTTAAGTTGTCGCGGTTGCCTACTAGTTTATCAGTTGTCGAATTTGTTCCCAAGAGCCAGCATTTTTTCATGTCTCCTGATAAGTGGTCTTCTGTTGAGATCATCCAGTCTGATGAAAAAGTCCTGAAACACAATGTCTCAACTGTCCCCGGGGATTGTGGCGCTGTCATTTTGCAATTTCACAATAATAAATGGGGTGTTGTAGGCATTCATTACAAGGGGCTTCCTGATGCTTATAATTTGGCATCTAGGGTGCCTTTAAATTGGTAAGTCCCTCAGCATGCCTGAGGGATGCAGTTGAATTTTACGGCTCCGACATTACTATTGGTCGAGCTAAGAAAGGCAATTTGGTTGAGTTGAAATCAATTCCTGATAGTCCTTATATGCTCCCAATTTTTAATGTTAAATCTTTTAGACAGCTTACTGATCGCTATTTTGAGAACAGACCAATTTGGTGTTCTACTGAGTATGATGATTATGCGTGGCATTGTTTGAGAGAGGTGGAGAGGTATATTTTCTTGCATTACCATAGTGATGTAGATATTTGTGTATCTTATTCTGATGCCATCCTGAAGTGCAAAGACACTTTCTTGACTTCTCCTGGTTATCCTTATTGTGAGACGGATAGAACCAAGTTCAATGGACCTGATTCTTTCAACGCTGATTTGGATTACTGGATTTTGGAGTCAGAGAAGTTGGCTAAAGCACTCCTCGAAGGCAAAAGACCTGTTGTGTTCAATTTATTTCTTAAGGATGAATTGGTGAAGAAAGTGAAAGTTGAGAGTGGTCAACAGAGAGGTATCTGTGGTGCTTCTTTTAACTTAGTAACCAATCAGACTTATTGTGTGGACCATTTGTATGAGTCCACAAAAAGAGCCCGTTTGGATCCAAAAGTTCCTTACGTGCTAGGTTTGGATGTTTATGGTAGAGATTATCATGAACGTGTGGCCTTACACAACACAGTTCGTCACCACTGGTGTGGTGACGTCAGTGGGTTGGAGTTTGTGGTTCCAGACGGTATGTACAAAGATTTGTATGAGATCTACTTACCTTTTATCCCTGATGACAGAGTTGAATTGTTTCGCGCTATTGCTGATCAATTGTCACAATATGTTGTCAGGGGTTCTAGAGTTGGTCTCTGTATTGGAGGTACTCCTTCCGGCCACAAGGGGACTAGTCAAGATAATTCCAGAATAACTTATTTTTTGATGTGTATTCTACTCCGGGAACAAGGCATTTCTCTCCCGAATGTCATATTGTCCATTCAGGGTGATGACATTTGGTTGAGCACAGATTTGCCTTTTGATCCTGTCAGAGCTAAAGAATACGCTCGGTCCATTGGTGTGACTTTGAAAGGCACAGACCGAATGGTCGATTTGTATTCTGTTGAGTTCTTGTCTCGGACTCCTCTTGTGGTTCGTGATACTTTTGTCTCCATTTGTTCGTCTGATAGAGCATCGAAACTCAAACATACGGCGTTTGTTTACTCTAAAAAGAGAAATTTTACCGTTGTTAATGAGAAATTTCAATCTCTGTTGTTTTCAGAGTGCTTTAATGATGACTTATGGAATTATCTCATTCAAGCTTATGCTGAGTACCCGCTACAAGAGCGTGTGCAATTTAATCGTCGATCGTATTGTTGGCAAAGGTTGGGTTTTCAGGGTCATGTTAAATTCACGCCCTTTAAACAAAATCAATCACAGTACATAACGATGACGAAAACAGCATCTCAAAAAGCTAGAATGAAGAGTAATAAGAAGAAGTTGTTGGTTAGTAAGAAGTCGGTTCAAATGAAGAAGGTGCCGTTGTTGGCGCCCAATCCCTTGACTGGATCCAAT